ATTCTCGCAACTTTTGAGAAGACTCAGATAATGAAGCCATTGCACACTATCAGAACAATAAGTTCTGGTAAGTCAGCAACCTTTGCAACAATCGGTACTGCAACTGCTGCTTACCATACTCCTGGTGAAAACATTATGACCAAGAGTCATGACCATGATGCAGATGGAAGTACAGCACAAGTAAGTAAGTACACCACTAACTTCAACATGAATGAGCAAGTTATTAACATTGATAAGATGTTAGTAAGTTCAACATTCATTCCTAACCTGGACGAACTTAAAAACCACTTTGATGTGAGAGGACAGTTCAGCCGAGAATTGGGAACTGCTCTTGCTCAGAGATTTGACAGGGCAGTATTGAAGACTCTTGCAGCAGGTGCTACTGATAGTTCAGCACAGCCTTCGGGTCAACCTGCTGGAATTAACTTCAATGGTGCAACTTCAAATGGCACAGAGCTAGTATCAACTATTGCTAAAATAGCTCAGTTACTTGATGAGAACGATGTACCTGATGATGGAACTCGTTTTGCTATTCTGAAGCCAGAAGAGTATTACAAGTTAGTGTCAACAGATAACATCGCTATCCAGAAAGACTATGGTGGATCTGGTGGAGTAGCAGCAGGTAACATACCTCAGATTGCAGGTATTAATATCTACAAGTCTAATAACTTGAAAGCTGTTGCTGTTGCATCTCAGCCTGATTCTGATGATTCACTATCAAACAACGATGTGTTTGGAGGAAGCGGTGCAGGATATAACCCTACTAACCTAAGTTCAACAGTGATACTCGGTGGTCATCCTAGTGCGGTTGGAACTGTGAAATTGTTAGACCTAGCTACTGAATCTGACTACAGCGTTCAGCATCAGGGTACATTAATGGTCGCAAAATATGCGATGGGCCATGCGGTGCTCAGAGCAGGTGCGTGTGTTAATGTTACTTAATTAACATAAGCAAATAACTCACAGAAAGTTTGGGTGGGGGATTATTAATTTAGTCCCCTGCCCTTCTTTCCTTATAATCTTTATTACAACAACAAAAAAAATTTATGGCACTATCAACGCAACTCCAAGCTGTTAATACTATGCTAGGATATATAGGAGAAGCTCCTGTCAATAGTATAAGTAACACAGCAGAACTCCCTGTTTCGGCAGCAAACGCTGTAAGCATCCTAGATGAAACTTCTAAGGAAGTACAAAGTAGCGGTTGGCACTTTAACACAGAGAAAGAAGTTTCGTTAACAGGTAGTGCAGCAGACGGAAAGATAACTCTCGATGCTGATATACTTCAAGTAGACCATGAAGGTACGGATGACATCGACTTGGTACAAAGGGGAACTTCTCTTTTTGACCGAAAGAACAACACTGATGTCTTTACTGAAACAATTAAAGTAACTGTCGTAAAAGAACTTCCTTGGGACAGTCTACCAGAGCAAGCCAGAAGATACATTACTCTTAGGGCTGCAAGATCGCTACAATCTCGTCTTGTTGGATCTAGGGAGCTAGAAGCTCTTATACTTCGTGATGAGTTTGCAGCAAAAGCAAACCTAGAAACATCTGATAATAGAAACGCAGATAGAACAATTTTTGACAACTATGATACTTACACAAGAGTAGGTATAAATAGAATAACATCTATATTTTAATATACATGGCTCTTATAAATACTTCGCTTCCTAACCTTATCCAAGGAGTTAGTCAGCAGCCAGATACGCTTCGTTTTGACGGACAATGCGATGAACAAATAAACGCTTTGTCATCTGTTACTGATGGGTTGAAGAAAAGACCTAACGCAAGGTTCATAAAACAACTTGAATCTACAGCACTAGCTGATGGGGCTTTTGTTCATTTTATTAATAGAGATAAGCAGGAGAGGTATGTCCTTATAATAAACAACAATATTCTTAAAGTTTACAATATATTTACAGGAGCTACTGTTGATTCTGAAACAATAAATTCTGGAGACTATCTACATATAGCTGACACCACAAAGCCGAGAGATATATTCAAAGCACTTACTGTAAACGACAATACTTTTATTCTTAACACAACTAAGAAAGTTGGCAGGGAAGATACAAAGAGTGCAGCTTTATCGGCAGATAACAGAGCAATAGTATTCGTAAAACAAGGAGACTTCAGAACTGAATACACTATTGAATTAACTCACAGTAATGGGAAAATTTTTAGAGCAACTTACTTATCAGGTAAACAAAGTACAGCAGGAATATCAAACGCAAAAGCAAGAGCAGGTTACATTGCTTTTAAATTAAAAGGAGCGTTGTCAAATGCAACGTCTACAGTGGGAAGTACTGCTATATCTTCTTTGTTTACATTAACAGATATCCCTAGTGAAACTTATGCTACCGCATCCGATAACAATCTAACTGAAGAGGAAGATGCTGGTGATGATACAGATGGAACAGGGTACTACCAAAACTTTTTTACAATAACATCTGATGATGGGTCTGACTTTAAAATTAAGATATCTGACAGTAAAGCTAACAAAGCACTTGGAGTTGTTTATAAGGAAGTAGATTCTATTTCTGACTTGCCTAAACTTTCAGCAAACAACCACAGAGTAAAGGTACGAGGATCTGTTGAAGATAACGAAGACGATTATTATGTTAAGTTTCAAACTAATGATGGATCTTCTATCGGCAACGGAGGATACATTGAAGACGTAGGTTTTGATGAATTTACCTCTTTAGATAGTGCAACCCTTCCCTTTAAACTTGTAAACACAGCACCAAACACTTTTACATTTGGAGCTTGTACTTGGACAGCGAAGCAAGTTGGAGATGCCGATACAAACCCCTTCCCTTCCTTCTTTGATCTAGACACATCAGACACACAAGACCCAAAGAAAAAAGGCACAAGAACTTTATCAAACATTTTCTTCTACAAGAACAGGCTAGGCTTTTTGTCAGAAGGGAGTGTTATCCTTTCGGAGTCAGGAGAATATTTTAACTTCTTTAGAACTACAGTAAGATCACTTCTGGACTCCGATCCTATAGACGTAAACGTAGCAAGTACAAAGGTAACAAAACTAAAGTCAGCAGTTGGCTTCCAAGAGAACTTAATATTGTTTGGAGAACGTGGACAGTTTGTTCTTCGTGGTGGTGAACTATTGACACCTAAGACAGTATCAATAACTCCTATAACCAACTTCGAGACTGACACTAGTACAACACCTCTTGAGCTAGGAAGCTACATCTACTTTCCATTCACCAGGGGAAGTTTCTCAGGCATGAGGGAGTTTACAGTTAACGCAAATGTAGACACTTATGACTCCGTAGAAATCACTTCCCATGTTCCCCAATACATTCCTGCAAACATTATTGACGTAGCAGGATCTACTTCTGAAAATGCTATATGTGTTCTCAGTAGTACGGATACAAATTCAATTTACATTTACAAATACTATTGGGAGGGTAATCAAAAGGTATTAGCTAGTTGGAGTAAGTTCACCTTTGCATTCACTATCTTAGGCTTTGAGTTCATTGAAAGTGTCTTGTTTATTGTAGCAACAAAGAACGGAGCTACTCAGTTACTCAAAATGCCTTTGGAAGAAAAACTTATAGACACTGGTGCATCTTTTAACACTTACCTCGACATGCGTGTTGAGGGAGTTGTCAACTCTTCTGGAGTAGTTGTAGTTGACAGTGTTGCTAACCTTCCGTACACACCAGAAAACACAGACACAGTACAAGTTTACACAAGAGAGTCTGGGAGTACGAAGGCAGGAGCATTGCTACCATGTACAGTAAATGGTAATGTAGTCACTGTTGACTCATCCCATGACACTACACCTGTTTATGTAGGTATAAAATATACTATGAGTTATACCTTTAGTGAGCAGCTATTTCGCCAAAGAGCTAACCAAAAAAACAGTCCATCAGGATACCAAAGACACTTCCTAAAAGGTGGTACTTTGTTCTTTGATGATACTAGCTCATTTAAAGTTGAGGTAACTCCAAAAGCTAGACAAACATATACCAATGTGTTTACTAGTAACATCGTTGGAAGTACAGTAGTTGGGACACTTCCCATTGAGTCTGGCTCCTTTTCGTTCCCTATAATGTCTTCTGCAAAAGATACAGAGATAAAACTAATAAACGAAACAGGACTTCCAAGTAACTTCCAATCAGCAGAATTTGAATCCTTTATCCACTCAAGAAGTAGGCGTGTTTGATAGAGTTATAGCTCGGTATGATAAGATAGATGTGATAGATGCACATCCAGACCATGCTGACTACCTAGCAGACAAGCTAAGAGAAATAGATGTCATTGAGTGCATGGCTTTTGGAAAGAAACCAAAGGAAGCTCTTATGTCTGCCTTTGAGTACGACATGGCAACTCTAACTGTTGTAGATAAAAACAATATTCCCCTAGCTATGTTTGGTGTGGGTGAAAATGACGAGATGCCTTACATGTGGATGCTTGGTACAGACAGGTTTCCAAAGGTAGCTAGAAGGGATCTAGTAAAACATTCAAAAACTTGGATAAGAGAACTTCTTAAAATCACAGGTGGGTCAGCAGGTAATGTTGTTCACTGTTACAATCGACCTGCTGTTCGTTGGCTCGAATGGCTAGGTGCAACTTTTACTCAACAACTAACAATCAAAGGCGAACCCTTTTATCAATTTATTTTAATTAACCACGAAGTAGTAGACGAATTTTATGTGTAGTCCATTAATAGTATCCTCAATCGTTGGAGCAGGAAGTGCAATTTCTTCCATTCAATCTCAACGATACCAAGCTGATGCTCAAGCAGAGTCTCAAAGACTTGCATCGATGCAGGAAAGACAAAGATATCTTGCAGAAGTCTCAGCAATGAGAACTCAGCAAAGTCAGGAGCAAGAAGCAACAACCCAACAAAGACAACAAGCAGATAGAAGAGCTATGGAAGCTAGAGCTACTGCAGTTGTTTCAGCAGGAGAAGCAGGAGTAAGCGGTCTTAGTGTTGACGCACTTCTTGGAGATATATCAAGACAACAAGCAGAGTTTAGTTTCTCTTCTCAAAGACAAGCAGAGATGACAAACGTCAACAGAGACTTGGCACTTCGAGAAGCAGGGATGGGCTTCAATAGAAACATGCTTCGTATCAACCAACCAATAGAACAACCTGACTATCTTGGATCTTTAGTTGGAGGTGCACAGACAGGACTTAGTATGTTTGGAGTGCTTAATGACTCAGGATTGTTTAAACAACAGAAACCAAAAGTTTAATTAAATATGGCAACAAGAAAAAGAGTACAATCAGATCCTAACTTACCTTTAGTTCCCTTACGTCCTTCAATACAAGCACAAGGAGGAACCTTCCCTACAGTTGGAATAGATGTACCTAAAAGTAATTCAGCACAAAGAATAGCTACTGCACTCAACAGACTTCCTGGATTAACTGGACAGCTTTCTAATATAAACCAACAGCGAGGAGTAGAAGCTGCTGAACAACTAAGTGCTGAAGAATTAAATTCTGTATTAGAAGGAAAGATAACTCCTCCAGACGGAGGTATAACAGGAGGTCTTGGCTTTAGAAAAGGGTTTGCTATAACTCATGCAAAGAGATGGTGGGA